TGACTACGACCCGATCAAATTGCGCTGCACAGACTGCGGCGAGGTCACCAGTCACTACACGACCACCCGCAAATGTATTCCGTGCGACATCGTCAAGCACAAGCAGTGGCTTGCGGACGAAAGTAAGAAGCGGCGCGACTGGCGGGCGGAGAAAGCGCGCAAAAAGAAAGTCCAGAGTACGAAGCACGACTTGAAACTCCGCGCCGAGCGGCGCCGGAAGAGCCGAAAAAAGGCCCGTGACGCGGAAAAGAAGACCCAGGAATACGTCGAGCGTAAAGCCGAAGAGAAATTGCGGCGCGCGGCCACGATAAAGGCCAAACAGGCCAAGAAAGAGGCCGAACGCCAGCAGTCAGCCCAGGAAATGGCCGCGCAGGAACTGGCAAACCGCGAGTTGTGCCGGCGCAGGCTCCTGCCTTTTGTGTTGCGGCGTGAGCCGTCTTATCTGCCCGGTTGGGTGCATAGGGACATCTGTCAACGGCTGGAAAAATTCAGCGAGCAGGTTGTTAACCAAGAAAGCCCAAGACTGATGTTGTTCATGCCTCCGCGCCACGGTAAGAGCATGCTGGTATCGGAAATGTTTCCGGCATGGCACATTGGACGTAACCCCAACCATGAGATAATCGCGACCTCTTATGCCGCTGCGCTGGCTACGTCGTTCTCGAGGCGTGTCCAGGACATCATGTTGGATGACGATTTCCGGTCCGTGTTCCCTGGCGTGGCGGTCGATCGCTCCTCGCAGAGCGTTGAGGACTGGCGTTTCACGCTGGACGGGCGTGTAACCAGGGGTGGCTATCGTCCCGCTGGTGTAGGCGGACCAATCAGTGGGCGCGGTATGCATGTGGGGATCATAGACGACCCCGTGAAAAACCGCGAAGAGGCCGACTCCCAGACGCAGCGTCAAACGGTCAAGGACTGGTACACGTCTACGTTTTACACCCGGCTCATGCCGGGGGGCGGCATCGTCGTTGTACTGACCCGTTGGCACGACGATGATTTGGCCGGGTGGTTGATACAAAGGTATGTCGAAGCGGAGAAAGAGGCTTACTCTGAAGGAATGGGTTTGCCCCAGGATATAGATAAGTGGGAAGTGATCTGTTACCCGGCAATTGCCACGGAGGATGAGCCATACCGGAAAGCCGGTGAAGCGTTGCACGCCGAAAGGTATGATGAGCGGGCGCTGGCCCGTATCAAGAAAGCGGTGGGTCCGCGCGACTGGGCGGCGTTGTACCAACAGACCCCGGTAGTCGAGGAGGGAGCGTATTTCACGCGGGACTCGATACGGTACTACTCTTCGCCCCCGCAAGACCTAGACATTTATGCCGCGGCGGATTTAGCGATTAGTAAGGCCGAGAGCGCCGACTACTCCGTGATCCTGGTTGTGGGGCTGGACGTAAACGATGATATCTATGTTCTGCGAGAATACAGGGGTCGGTGGGAGTCCGACGAGATTGTCGACAAGATTTTTGAAGTCCAGAGAGAGTGGAAGCCGCGATCCTTCGGTATCGAGCGGGGCCACATCTCGATGGCCCTTGGTCCGTATATCGAGAAGCGTATCAGGGAAGAACGAGTGTACGAACTGAATATCGAGGAACTGAAGCCGGGTCGGAGAGATAAGGAGTTGAGAGCACGCCCGATACAGGGGCGGATGAACCAGGGGAAGGTGCACTACCCCCAAGGTTCTGACTGGGTAGTGGAGCATGTCAACGAGCTGCTCCGCTTTCCCTTCGGTGTAAAAGATGACCGCGTAGACGCCGTTGCGTGGATTGGGCAGATGCTGGTGACGAAAATGTTCAGTGGGGGTCCGAAACCCAGGAAAAAGAAATCCTGGAAGGACAAGCTGGCCAAGTACTACGCATCACAAGGCGGAAATTCACCAATGGCGGCGTAAATTATGAGCGAATACGACAACGTATATAACCGGGGCGATGAAGTCTCTTCCACCAAGGACGTGATGCGTCAGGTGAAAGAGGACGAGATTGCGAGGGATAACTTCGACGCGTACGTGCGAGCGCGCGACGCCGGGCACCTCGAATATGTCGAGTTGGCCAGGAAGTTCAACGAATACTACCGCGGGGAGCAGTGGGAAGACTCTGTTGTCTCTACGCTCAACGAACAGGGCCGTCCGCACCACACGATCAACTTCGTACTGTCTACGGTTAACACTATCCTTGGCGAGCAGATCAACCGGCGTGCGGACATTACTTTCAAACCAAGTGGCAAGGGCGCGACAGACGAAGTCGCTTTGGCCCTGAACCGGGTGTTCCAGAATATCGGTGAGAACAACGACATTCATTGGGTGGAGCAGGAAGCCCTGGCGGACGGTGTTATCGAAGACCGTGGGTTCATTGACGTTTCGATTTCGTACGAGGATAACATCTTCGGCGAAGTGAAACTCCAGGTGTGCGACCCAGTGGACATCATTCCAGACCCGAACGCCACGGAAGCCGACCCGGCTACGTGGAGTGAGGTCTTTCGTTCAAGATGGATGACGCCAGATGAGATTGAAACTCTTTTCGGAAAAGATAAGGCCGACCGGGTTCGTTATCGTGACACCAACGGCGAGAACTCCTATCATTCAACTGACTCCCTGCTCTTTGACGCCCCAACTTTCGGTGATTTCCGAAATCGAGCGGAATATGAGCAGGCTGGGATGGAGCGATACGAAGATGAGTGGCGTCGTGTCAGGAGAGTACGAGTCATAGAGCGACAGTATCGCAAGCTGGCGCCGGCGTTTTTCTTCGTCGACCCGGAGGAAGGTGACGAACGCCAGGTACCCGATGCGTGGTCGAAGGAGAAGCGTGACGGCGTTGCGCTGATGTACGGTCTGGAGATTGTCAAGCGCGTGATCCGCCGTGTCCGCATAACAATGAGTGCAGCGGACGTCATGTTGTACGACGAGTGGAGTCCGTACGGCAACATGCTGTCGATCGTTCCTTATTTCCCGTATTTTCGGCGTGGCAGACCGTTCGGCGTCGTACGCAACCTGATTTCTCCGCAGGACTTGCTCAACAAGGTCTCGTCGCAGGAGCTGCACGTAGTCAACACTTCCGCCAATTCCGGCTGGATGTTCAAGTCGGGCACGCTTGTGAACATGGACGCTTACGATTTGGAGCGAGTTGGCGCTAAGACGGGGTTGGTGTTGGAGTACAACGGCGACAGAGGACCCGAGAAGATTCAGCCAAACCAGGTGCCGTCCGGGCTGGATCGCATATCTGCCAAGGCGGGCATGTACTTCCGCGAAATCAGCGGTGTGCAGGCCATGATGGGTAACTCGTCGCGGGAAGTGAGCGGCGTAGCCTTCGAGCAGCAGCAGCAGGGCGAGCAGCTTCAGTTGGAAGTGATCTTCGACAACTTGGCGAAAACGCGTACCTGGATGGCGAGGAACATCCTCAAGCTCGTCCAGAGTCATTACACAGAAACTCGGTTACTTCATATCACAGACACCAATGATGAAGGTAACGAAGTTCAGAGTACAATGACGATCAACGAGCCTACGCCTGAAGGCGAGATAGCAAGGGACCTCACAGTTGGTGAGTATTCCGTGGTTATTTCCGAGACGAAGGCGCGTGATAACGAGAACGACTCTATGTTTGCGCAGGCTATGGAAATGCGAAACGCCGGCGTCACTATCCCAGACCATGTGATCATCCAGCATTCGAACCTCCAGAAGAAGGAAGTCGTAGCGGAAATGGTCAAGCGCATGCAGGGTATGGCCGAGCCGACGGAAGAGGAGGTTCGAATCCAGCAGCAGCAGCAAATGATCCAGATGCAGATGCTACAGGCGCAGTTGCAGGAGACTGCGGCGAAGGCTATGGAACGCGAAGCCAACGCCTCACTGCTCGCCGCAAAGGCCGGGAATGAAGAGAACGCGCAGTTGCTCGAAATGCAGAAGTTTGGTGCAGAGCTTCGCCAAGACCTGATGAAGTTGGTCGAGGAGACGAAGTTGGCGCGCGAGGAGCTTGCCACGCGCATGGCTATCTCTACGCAGAAGCACCAGATGCAGGGCAACATGGCCCTTATCGAATCCATGACGGATCGTGTAAACTCCGCGAACCAGCGTCGTACGCAGATGATGACGGCGAAGATGCAGCAAGAAACAGCGAGATTGGGCGCCCGCCAGGCCCAGAATTCTGGCGAAACCAAAAAACTCGCCGAGTAGGCGTTAAACACGAGGTACCACACTATGGATGTTGAAAACCAGAGCGACCCCAATGAGAAGAAGCTTCCTGACGCCGATTTTGGCGGCGACGTCGATGAGGAGGAAGATATTTCCTCGTTGGATCGTGGGGACTCACTAGAACCCGTGGAGGAAAAGGATGAGCCGAGTGAGGGAGAGATCAACGCGGAAGCCGAGGAAGAGCCTGCCCCAGCCGAAGACGACTCTGAGCATGATGATCAAGCTGACGATAGCGACGATGATAGCGTTCCTGAAGAGGCTGACGGAGAACCCGAATCGGAGGAAGAGCCAGCCGAAGAGGAAGCGGAGGCCACGAAACCACAGGACCAACGCATCCCGAAAAAGCGGTTCGATGAAGTAAACCGCCGCCGCAAGGAAGCGGAGGCTGAACTCGAGAAGCTCAAAAACGAGCAGCAAGCCGCCGAGAACGCCGCGGAAGGTCAGTTCGATTTCAACGCTGCGGAGGCCGAGTATGCGGAGTTTTTGCTGGACGGCAAACTAGAGGATGCCGCGGCGAAACGCAACGAGATTCGGGCAGCAGAGCGCGAAGTGTTCATGCGCGAGCAGCAAGCCGCGCAGTCGAGCACGATAAACGCCACGCGCGAGTCGTTGAAGGTTGACCAGGTAGTCTCGGAGGCAACCTCCAGATATCCGGAGTTCGACCCGGACTCGGAGTCCTACGACGAGCTGATGGTGGATGAGGTCGGTACATTCTTCAACGCCTACCGGTCCAAAGGCTTCGAACAGCACGAGGCCATGAAGTTCGCGATTGAGAATGTGGTCAAGGTGTACGACCTTGCCGGCCCGGAGGCGGAACCGGAACCGAAGCCGAAGCCGAAGCCGAGGCGTAACATCAAGGACAAGATCGAGCAGCAGAAGAAGGCTCCGCCTAACCTGAACGACGCAGGAGTGAAGTCCAGCGACGCCGGGGAAACCGGGACCAATGTGTCATCTTTGTCCGAGGCGGATTTCGACAAACTTCCGGAGTCCACGAAGAAGCGCTTGCGCGGCGACCTCGTCGCGTAAGTTCTCGCGGGGCTGCAGAATGTGCAGCCCCGTTATTTTTACGCAATACTCCCATCATTCGTGGTCGCGGGTCCCACGTAAAAACAATCCCTGCGGGGTCGCGCCCTTAAAAAACGCGCTGATTGTCGCTTTGTCCAGGCGTAACTTTGGATGGAAAAGTCCTGTATCCGGGCGGATGCGGGAACCAAGTTTATGAACCTGAACCTTAATAGGAAGGAGCGCCAATCATGGCACTAACCAATTTCAATGCGCTCACCGACGAACAGTTGACGGTATGGATGCGTGATGTCTGGAAGCAGGCTCGCAACAACATGTTCATCAACAAGTTCGCCGGTAAAGGGCCGAACAGCATGATCCAACGGATCACCGACCTGACCAAGACGAAGAAGGGTACCCGCGCGGTTATCACTCTTGTCGCGGACCTGGAAGGTGATGGTGTCGCGGGCGACAACCAGTTGGAAGGAAACGAAGAGGCGATCAAGGCATACGACCAGGTGATCAACGTCGATCAGCTCCGTCACGCCAACCGTCATAAAGGACGCCTCGCCGACCAGAAGTCGGTAGTGAACTTCCGCGAAAACTCCCGCGATGTCCTGGCCTACTGGCTTGGCGATCGTTGTGATCAGCTCGCTTTCCTGACTCTGTCGGGAGTCGCATACACGAAGACGAACCGCGGCGCTGACCGCGTGGGTTCGGCTTTCCCCGATCTCGAGTTCGCCGCCGATGTGGTCGCCCCCAGCGCGGGTCGTCATTTCCGGTGGGACGCGACGACTGGTCTGGAACCCGGTAGCACGGCTGATGTAGCCGCTGCCGACACTCCGACCTGGTCGATGCTTGTCGAACTCAAAGCCCAAGCCAAGGAGAAGTATATCCGCGGTGTGAAGGGCGCGGGTAACAGCGAGTCCTATCACGTCTTCATGACTCCGTCGGGCATGGCCAAGCTGCGCCAGGACGCCGATTACCTCGCCAACGTCCGCAACGCGGGTGTTCGCGGTCCGGGTAACGAGCTGTTCAAAGGCGCCGATTCGGTCTACGTCGATGGTCTGTGGATTCACGAGTTCCGCCATGTCTACAACACGAAGGGCGCCGCTGCCGGCTCCAAGTGGGGCGCCGGAAACGACGTCGACGGACAACGCGTGCTGTTCTGTGGCGCACAGGCTCTCGGTATGGCCGATATCGGCTCGCCCGAGTGGGTCGAGAAAGGGTTCGATTACGACAACCAGCAGGGCATCGCGACCGGCAAAATCACCGGTTTCCTGAAGCCCCGCTTCCCGTCGGTGATCGATAGCGACGACGAAGACTTCGGTCTGCTTGTCTGCGACACTGCGATTTAACGCAGACTGAAGGAGGAGAACTCATCATGCAGAACCAAGACAGTCGCCAGTATCCGCTGGCAACCTACGTCGAAGTCGCCCTCGCTGATCTGCCGACCGGAGTTGCAGTTGCTGTAACTGAAGTTCCGGGTGGCGCAACGGTTATCGGTGGCTACTTCATCGTCGATACCGCTTCGGACGCGGCTACCTCCGATGTCATCGACATCGGCGATGCCACCGATCCGGATCGGTACACGGCGTCTCAGATCAACGCGAAGACCGCCGGCGCAACCGCGCTGGACGTTACGGGCTTCAAGTACACCGCTACTGACGACATCCTCGTCACGCGGACTGAGACCGGCGCGGCAACCGTATTCGCTGGACGCCTCGTCCTTGAGTACGTGATCGACGATCGCACCAACGAAAATCAGGGCTAACCTACGGGTGGTGGTCCTTCTCCGGGGGAGTAAAATCCCCCGGAGCTTTTTTCCCAACAACAGAGGATCATAGCAATGACCCATGTACTCAGCCTCCGTGAGTTGCGGTTGGCATCGACCACAGGCCACATTATTAACATTCCGGCCGGCACACCCACCAAAATTCCGGCAGAACTACTCACAGAGGCGTATCGGTTCGGCTGTATTTCGGTAGACCCTGAAACACAGGAGACCCAACCGGATGTCGAAGTGGAAGAACCTGGCGACCCGATTGACCGGGAAGCGCATGTCCGCGAAGCCATCAAGAAGGTGATCGCTGCTGGTGATCCGCAGGACATCAAGAGAGACGGCGTTCCGAAGAACTACGCCGTCACGAGGGAAATCGAGGAGTCATTGCGGCCAGTCACAGCCGGTGAAATCTTTGACCAGTTCTCGCAGATGGACTTTGCGGGGGAACTGGAAACTCAACCGGCTGAGTAATGACTCAAGCCAGCGCAATAATTGCCGATGCCAGGACCCTCCTGAACGATTCGGGGTCTGTACGATGGTCTGACGCAGACTTGTTGCAGTATCTCAATGGCGCCGCGCGACAAATCGCGATGATGTTGCCAGAGTCTGCGGCGGTCGAAGCCAC